GTTATGATAAGACCGGTGTTTTAGCTGCTGCTATTGACGCACTTACAAATTGGGAATGTACAGCTATCAAAGATGTGAATAGCGACACTCTTTATCAATACACTGCGGTTGAGGTAATTGGGAAAACGGATTACACGGCTTCAACGGGCATGGATATAATGCTTGCCACTGCTATTGAGATACCTGTAAGTGCTGGTTACAGCGTAAGTATTGATAATATGCAGATAATCACTACCGCAAATGCGACAATTTTAGCCGGTACAAGCGGTGTTCAGTGCCTTGCTCGAAATACAACGGTTGGGACTATCGGAAATATAAGCGTAAATGCAGTCGATACCGCAAGTGGAAAAGGGTTTATAAATAGCGTTGTTGACGGCATAGAATATGTGATAAATGACAGTGCTTTTAGCGGAGGTGCTGAAGTTGAAACAGAGGAAGCCCGTGCGATAAGATTCGCCGATACCGTTAATGCTCTTAACGCCGGTACAGAGCAGGGAATATTAGTGGCAATTGAATCCATAGATAGTGTAAAAAGTGCGGGTATGCGAACTTCTTTTCCGTTCAGGGGTAGTAATACAGTTATTGTAGACGACGGAAGTGGAAGCATAGGTTCGGAATTACTTATAGAAGTTAATAAAGTAATAAATGGAGATCCGAACGATCTTGTAAATTATCCAGGCAAAGGCGTTGCAGGAATCGGGTATATTATCACAGCTCCGGTAATAGTCGATATAAGCATAGGAATTACAGCTACAAGACTGCCGAATGTAAATGTTGATTTACTACAAATTAAAAACAGTATTCAAACCGCAGTTGAACAGTATATTAACACTCTTCAACTTGGAGATGATGTACTTCTTTCAGAAGTAATAAGAGTCGGTAAAAACAGCAATAGTGCTATTTACGATCTTATAGTTGCAAGTCCGTCTTCAAATGTTGCGATAGGTGAAGATGAGTTCGCCAGAACAGGAGCAGGAACTTCTGGAACAGTAACAGTAACAGTAACGGTGGCAACATAATGTCAGATCCTATTACTATACGAATAAATGACAGTCTCAGAGCTATTTATAAGGTAGATACTGATCCTATTTATAAGGTCTTGATTTGTGATAAAGACGGGGTTCCGGAAACTACTATTTCAAAACCCACTGACTTTAACATAGGCGCAATTGCTAATAATATTGAATACCTGCGAAGACTTGGCAAAGACCTTGTAAAACAGCTATACATAGATCAAGCCAGTGGTGAGTTTTTAAAATATGAGCTTGAAACATTTTTTAAAAGTCTCAGACTTCAGGACGAAACCGAAGCTGCTTGGATAGCCCGAACTATTTCACTGATTTTTCAACCCCGTGTATCGCAAGCCAGTATTGTTTATGCTTTAAGACCTTATTCAAGTATGGAACCTGAGATTATTACCGGTGGTGGTGACAGTGCTTTTGCTGATAGTAGTTTTGCCGATAGATATACAAAGTATCAAACCACTTTTGACGGAGAAACTTTTGTCGTATATCCGGCTTATGGTCAGACCGCAAGTAGCAGTTATTATTCGATTGTAATTATACTTTATGATACGCCTAACGCAAGTCTTTATACTGTAAGTGATATTATTAATAAATATATTGCCGCAGGTATAAGTTTTAAAATAGAAATAAGATTTTCAATGATATGAGGTTATAAATGGGAAGAGATCTGAGAATTGTAAATATGGCAGAAGGTCAGAAGATTGAATCTGACAAGATAATAAAGAGAATGGGTGAGATAAGTTATAGAGATCTTGGCGTTCTTGCTAAAATAGGTTTATTTGATACGGGTAAAGCTCTTATTACATCCGGTCTTAAAGTCGCAAGTGGTGGCGGTATGGTTGTAAATATACCAGTAGGTGCAATGCTTCAAAGACTGCCTAGTGGCGACATTTTACCTATTATTTCAACAGCAGAACAAACTCTTACTATGGACGCAGCAAGTGGTGTTGCCAGAACTGATATGGTTGAATGTCAGGTTAAGAAAGTTATTGATAAGAACGATATTGCTCAATCCGTACTTGATAGTAGTACGGGTATAATCAGCTTAGAGACTATAAAAAGAGATGTAAAATATTATCTTGCCGTACAGAAAAAAACAAGTACAACTACTGCAACGGAAGCAACGGCAGCGATATTATCAGGTACAGTAGGTATTGCCGGAACCATTGATTTAAGCGCAAATTACTTACTTAATATAGGCGATGGTGAAGACGGAAATTTTCAGGAAATTGACTTAAGAGGTGCTACTCCCGAAGCTACAACCGGAGCTGAAATTGTTGCGAATATAAACGCAGCGGTCGGCAGAGTCATGGCAAGTATAGGCGGTGGAAGCGTTATAAATCTTACTGGAAATGGTACGGGAATAACTTCTTATTTTGAAATCAAACCTCCGGTAAGCGATAGTGACGCAGACGCACTAGAAACAGTTTTTGGCGTAAGCGCAGCAGGAGCTTATAATTATATTTACGAAGGTGTAAATGATTGGATAAAACTTGCTGAAATTGATATAGATACGGCTACAACAACTATTACCGCTGCAATGATACGAAATATTGATTTAAACAGTACATGGGCTAGTGACGGAAGCGATGTAATTAACGGCAAGAATTTGTACGATTATATCAATAATTATAATTCTATGCCTCCTGATACTAAATCCTACGATAATCTACTAGTAAAAATAAACGCCGGTGCTGCTGCGTCTAAGGTCGATATTAGCTGGACAGAAGTTTATCTGGGTTGGATGAAAACAGGTGCACAATCATTTACACTTAATATAACCGCATCAGGAGCATTAGGACTTGATACCGGTGTAGAATCTGCCGACGCATGGTACTACATATGGATAATTGCAAAAGCAGACGGTACAGTTTCAGCAATTTTAAGCGCAAGCAGTACATCTCCGACAATGCCAGCAGGATATACTTTAAAAAGACTTGTATCTATGGTCAGAAATACAAGTGGTAATTTTGTCGATTTTGTGCAAAATGGAGAAAATTACGCAAGAAATGCTGTTCAAGTTTGTGCTTTATCAAATACACAAACTTATAATAACAGTTTAATTACAGATGGTTTTTTGCCCAATGTAAAAATAAAAAGTTTTTCTGTTACGGCTCAAGCAACCGTTGCGGGTTCTCTTTTTAGTGTATATACTGGAGTGGCACCTGGTGAATCTATGGATCTTGGACCTCTGGGAGCAACTGGAGAAAGACGAAGATTATTTTTGCTAAATTATGACAATAAAATTACTGCAGCAAATGCATCAGGTGGAGCAGGAGTATTATTAGTAAATTTAATAGAATTTCAAATATTATTATAAAAAATCTAAGCGTAACAGGAAGCGAGGAATGAAACATAAATGGAAGATATGCAGATTAAAGCGAGGTTAAAATGAAAATAACAGTAAGAAAAGAGGATAAAAAATTAGTATGTTGGAACGGTGGAAACGATAATAGCGACCTACTACTAGAAGAATACAATGTAAGCGATACTTTTCCCGATGGCGATTTTGACCGTATGTTTTATGAGAATGGCGAGATAATTATAAAGCCTTTTTCAGCAAAAGAGATTTATGATATAGAACTTACAAAGTGTTTGCAATTGAGAAAACAAGCTTACTTATCAGAAAGTGATGGATTATTTTTTGATTATCAGCGTGGTGAGATTGAAAAGAGTGTGTGGGAAAACAAAATTGAAGAGATTAAAACCAGATATCCGAAACCAGTTCTATGACAAAAAGCCCTCAATTAAGAGGGCTTTTTAAATTATAATTTGTTATAAATAGTTTTTAACCTCATATCTTGTCACAGCTACATATCATTTAGCCCTCTATTTATTTTTTACAATTACCATATCTGAGTAATGCCCTGAATAGTATTAACTATCATCGTACTTGTAAGAGCAGTGGTAGCATCAGCACTTAACCAGACGTTATTACCATTACTATTCCAAGTCGTAAAAATACCTTTACCACGTCCCTGCCAATTACTTGCAATATAATAACCAGTGAGGACACCTCTTTGTGTCGCCCCATCATATAATGTAGCTTCAACAGTAGTTACGGGAAGCGGACCATCGAAAGAGCGATAAGTTCTAAAATCGGCAGTTGCAACGGTTTGCTCAACAGCTAAAGGCTTATTCGGCAGACTTTCAAGCTCTGTCACTACTGTCCCGACCTGCTTAAAATAACGTGAAAAACTTTCAAAGTCATATTTAGTTTTAAAATAAAGAGTCTTAACTCCTGCATCAGTAATACTGAAAAAATCCTGCACTGTAATTGCGCCCACACTGTCTACAAGTAAGTACGATTGATTGTAAGTGATTACAATTGTGCGGATATCATCGTCATAATAACCGTATAGAGTAGAACCATTGAACATATAAAATTCACACGTCCTGACAGGCTGTATGTTTACAGTTCTTACAGTCGCATCGACAATACCTTTTAAAGTCAAAATATCAGATTTAACACTGCCTATTTCCGGACACTGACCATACATTGCCGTTATATTTGCCGTTACTTCATCAACATTTACAAGGCTGAAGCTATTATTTAATACTGATAAATCCACTACTCCATCAACCATATCGTTTGTAAGTTGAGTTAGTAAAGCACTGACAGCATTCACATTCCTGTTTTTACAAACCGCAGCAGATAAAAATAATAGTTTAGCATTTGTACTGATATTGGTATTTAATGGATTCTCAGGTTCCCAACCCAGACCCGAATATAGCTCAGACACAGCCTGATTACTGGCTTCTGCAAAAGTCTTACCCTCTTCTTTAATGAGTTTGATAACTCTTTGCTTTATAATATGGGTTATGATGTTAATATTGCCCCCGCTGGCTTCACTATCGGCAAGACCTGAAAGTATAATTCTTGTGTTTTCAACAGTATTGGTATTTTCATTTATAAAAAATCCATCGGCTTTAATATCAAGTAAGCCCTGAAGACCGGAACTCGATATTTCATAACCACCCTTATCGTCAAAAGTCTCACTTGCATAAGTCTTCCCCGAATAACCATCCGTTGCACTCCACTCACTTGCCGTTATATTTGCACCCTTTTGAAGCGCACCTTTTTCAATCTTACCTGCGAAAACAACGGGATCACCTGTACTATCTCCACTGCTACTCCCACCATCATCAAAACAAGCGCTTAAAATGAGAAGTGCTGCAAACCACATAATTAAAAATAATCGTTTCATATTTTTCTCCATATAAATTTTAATAAAATTACATTAATATAATACCGTGAAAATGTCAAGTACAATTGTAAAAAAAAATTACATTTATTTATTTCAATATTTTAATAACTTCATCAATTTCCATAAGGCTTGCTTTTGTAGACTGTGATAATTCTTTTAGCATTTTAATAGCTTCGGATTGCTTTGTTTCGAGTTCATTAACATAACTGCTTACAGCTCTATTTATAACAGCTTTACTTTTTTTCAGGTCTTTACACAACTTTAAGTAATTGTCTTTTGCTTCACTCATCTTTTTCTCCTTTTTTAAATAAAATTACATCTAATCCTTACATTTTTCAATATAGTCGCCGGTGAAGTTTCTGGAAAATATTCATACATACACTTTAAACAAAGAACTTTAAAACATGAAAAGAATATTACCGATTCGTTCGGCGTAAAAGCATGATAAATGTGTCGATACCACTGAATAAGCTGGTAAAAAGCCGGATCTCTTTGATATATATTAAAAAACATTTCTTTTGTAAAAGTATCGGTAATTATCAACTGCCTCTGGCATTCTACTATAAAATTATCCCAAAAATCTTCATGTGAGGTTTTTACGACTCTGGCTATAGTTTTCTTAAACATTTATTTAACCCTATCTATATAATATAATCCGTCAAAATTCCATTCAGTACACATTTTATGCGATTCTTTATTGCGCCCTTTAATACACCTTTCCTCATAATTATCACCCATATCAACGCTGTATCGGTAAATACAGTTGCCACAACATTTTAAATCGTTAGGTTGCATTGTATAACTCCTTGAATTTATTTAGAAAATAAACAGCAAATACTAAATAGCCATAAACAAGCAAATATAACATAACCCATCCATATTTCCATAAACCCTCCTATTTTTGTCAATTTATCACTTAACATACATATTGTGATATTTCAATCTTTTTATAAACACCTTATATACGCCCCATACTCTGCTCTATTTGCCCCATATGAAGAGCTATTATTGATAAAATGGACGGAATTGTCTTAAATTCTTTAAAGCAATACAAGCTTTCCTTTTAAGCCTGACCTCTGAATATATTCAATATTTTCTTTTCCATAACAGACCAGACAACTTGGAGCGTTCGCAACATCACCTTTTCTGCCATCAACATAATGAAAAGCAAGTCTACCCTTGAAGAAAAATATTGCATCGGCTTTATTCCATATCTGTTCATGAAAACCAATTGTTTCTGTTCTGGCAAATATCAGGGCTATTCCGTTACCATGTTTGTGTAATTTATCAAGCCATGTAAAAGTTTCCTTTCCATATGGAGGATTACACCAAACACGACCAAACCACTCTCTACTTAATCCATCGTCTATTTCTGTAAAATGATGTTTAGCTGTAGCCCACGGACGATTTACCGGACTACATGGATCAAGATCGAAGTCTCCGAGTGATTCGACAATATGCGGTGGTGTCAACCACTCATCATTATTCTTTGTATTTGTATTAAAATTACTGCTCATTCATATTTCCTCTTTGTATTTATTTAGCATGATTTTTGCTTTATCACAAGCTATTGAAGCGTAATTATCATGATCATCGTAAAGCTCTTGTAAGCAGTCTATCAGCTCCGCTTTTTCTGATTCGAGTTTTCCGATGTAATTTTCAGTTTTATGCACTATGCCATAGTAATATTGAGTCTTTAAAAAATCCATACTTTCCCTATATTCATCTCTTGCTTTACTCATATACTCTCCTTATTATTTCTTAAGCCTTTACACAGGGCTTCAAAAAACAGCATATCAGCAGATACGTTCTATTTTTTAGAAGCCCCTTGTAATGGCTCTGTTTATTTTGCTATTAAAGTTTTATGATATTCGTCATAAGATAATTCATAATCATTTTCAGTAAAATCAAGAATATCAGCTCTCTGGGTTTCAGTAAATTCAAACAATAATTTACATATTTCTTTTCCGATATAATCTCCTGATTCATTACACCATTGATTGCAGAATACAACATCGGAGTCCCGATAATTTCCATCGGCTAATATAATATGCAGATTGCCGTATTCACTACCCATTACGTCTTCATAAATATTCCTCATTTCAAGTAGTAAGTGCGCTTGCTGTTTCTGAATGTTTGTCAATTCTGACATTTCAATCCTCCTCACTCTTTTATTTTAAAAACTCTCATCCCAGACCTTCGCCGGATAGCAAAGGGCTGTGATGAAAATTTTATACTACTTCTGCTTTATGCTCTCTGTAGCCTTTTTTAAGTACGATTAAAAACATTTTCGAAATACAGTAGAAAATTGTCGCAACCACAAATTGAAAATAAACCATGCTTACAATCATTATCAAATCAGTTATTGCATCGTAAGCCTTAAACCGCTTTGTATTGTAATAGCTTTTTTTATCAAAAGCTTTAAACAACTCGTCTTTAACATCTTCGTCAGCTATACCACCGATACCGATAAAAGCTATCAAGACCGAAGCTGTAATTATTAAGAAATTAACAAACCATCGGTATTCAGGAAACCTCAGACCTACGAGTATAACAAGTGCAATTAGCGTAAAATCAAAAACAATCATTTTTAAAACTTTCATCTTACCTCCTTTTAATTTAATTTAAGGGAGTCCGAAGACTCCCCCGATTTTCATACTATGATTTTTCCCATGGGTTCTTTTTCTTTACTCCCCCTGTTGCTGGAGCTTGTACGGTCTGTGTCTGCGCTGGTTTTGGCTGAGCTGCGCCGTTTACTGGAAGGTGTTTTTTGATACTATTAGGAAAGTCAGATCCCTCTTTATACTTAACATCAAGTAACATCGGGATATTGTGAAGTTGACATGAATCCTGTACAGCCTGAACACCGCAAGCAAGTTTAATACTATTAAAAGCCTGTTGAGCTATAACCGCTGTCTGGTGTTTTTCATGCTCAAGGCTGAGATTTTCGAAAAGTTTTGAACCTTTAAACTCACCATCAATAATCTCATAAGTAAGTTTAAGATTCATACCTGTACCGGCTTTATTCGGAACATAATCGCTCTCTGTTATTACAGCGATATATTCTCCGGCAGGGACGGCGGTAAAATCCTTTTCCAGTTCATCTGTTTGCTGATTGTAATCCAGTTGTGCCATAATTATTTATCTCCTTTTTTATTAGTTTTTGTTTGAGTCTCATCGTATGGACCGGTAAGTAACCACTCCATAATATCTGCACACTGGTCTTCCGGCACTTTTATGTCTGAAAAACCATAGCTATTACAGGAAACCATTGCTGCGCTTTCACCTGAAAGATGAAGTATCCGTTCACCCGAACTTACAACTTTACCAGTCTTTGACGGTTGCTTATCTGTTTTGTTAATCCACATTTCTCTATCGTAAAAACCGATAATGTCACTCCAACCCTCAACTATCGGGATCGCCCATTTATCAATTTTCATCGCCCATTTATCGTAGGAATCATGGTCAGGTGGATTAACTTTTAGAGTTTGAGCATGAGCAACAAGAATTACATCAACTCCTGCTTCCATTCTGAGCTTGTCACAATTGTGCAGAAATTTTCTCCAACCGTCTGTTGCATGATACATAAGACCTTTCTGAAAGTTTGTTTCTTTATTACTGTCTTCTGTAAGACTTTTCCAGCCGTTCTTAACACAAATAGCTTTATGTAAGAGAGGCTCTAGTTCATCTAAGGTATCAATAACTATTCTCTTATAAGTATGCTGACCGTTTAAGATATAATCAAAAACTGAGAGCATATCATCATAAGATGTAATTACTTCCGTTTTATCCGCCGTCAGGTGCGAAATTCTGTCCTCTGTAGGAATCATCAGAGAATGCGGAGCTGAAGAACAAAGCGTGCTTTTCCCTGTCTTCGGGGGACCGTAGATAACCATTTTACGAGGTTCTTTTTTCGCTCCCTTTTTTATACTGCCTGGATCAAATGCCATTTTTTCCTCCTTTTAAATTTTTTCAATCTTAACGCCGGTTTTACCAGGCTTTTCGCTTAAACAATCACTAACACTTCTGTACAACTCAGGCTTATTTACTGCTAACCATGCCATGCCCTCAGCATCAAGTTTGTACTGAATTTTTTCCGGTCTCAGGTCTTCGGGAATATTAAGTCTTGTTTTTGAGTAAGCGTCCTGATCAAAAGTAACATTCACTGTTTTAGAAACAGTAATTTTAAACTTGTTTTTACCAATTACTTCATTAAACGTCTTACTTTTTCCAGTAACCTGATCTGTGTAAAGCTCTGCAATTTTTTCTTCCAGTTCAATACGCTTGTCTTTTGCCTGATCTTCTGCTTTTTTAGCTTTTATAAGATCATTAAAAAGCTTCTCCTTTTCCTTTTCATCCACTGATTTTTCCTCCTTTTTTTTTAAACTGCTCAAAGCCTAAAGAAATTAAATGTTTATAACCCTGAGAATAGTTTTTAATCTTATGCTCTAAGAAATAATCTTCGATTTCTTTTTTTTCCCCAGAGTCAAGATAAAGCGTAAATCCTTTTTTTTTTGATTCTGCCATGTTCACCTCCTAAGTAATGAAAATGACAATAGAAAATGTAATTTAATTTGTCAATCATTTTTAAAATTAAAAAACGTATAAATAAAAAATTAAAAAATTTCTTGACTTTTTGTATGGAATAAATCAAGAGTATTTTAAATAAAAAGGAGGAGAAAAAATAATCATGACTGAAAAAATAAAAATAGCAAAACTAAACAAAAAAACAAAAGAAATAAATATCATGGTGGAAATTCTACATGATTATTTCGAGAAAGAAGATGTTAGTTATTCAGAAGATATAGAATGTATATCTTTTCCTCTGGGGATGATCGCTTTTATTCCCGAAGAAAAAATCTGGTGTTTTGAAACAGATTTTACTTTTACAGATAAAAAAAAACTTTTTATACTTTCAATGATTGTTTTAAACAATATATCAAAAAACAAAATAACATTAGAGATAGGAAATGGTTATCAGTCTTGTTATGATAAAAATAATATTTGTACGGGGCTAATTTTCCAAGAAGATATTTATGATTTAATGCAAAAAAAAGAAATTTCTGAAAAAGAATCTGAAAAAATACTTAAAAAGAAACTAAAGGAGAACAAAATATAATGGCAGAATTAAATCATAATGTCTATTCAGATCCGACTCTTGAGGCTATGGATAAAGCTATGGAGTTGAAACAGCAGCTTGAAAAACCCCGTAATTATCTTGGCGCAAGTGAGATAGGCAACGACTGTGAAAGATATTTGTTTTACAGTTTTAGAAATGCTTGTAAAAGAAAAATATCAGCAAAAGGAATTAAGGCTATAGAAGACGGCTACCTCCAAGAGGACGTAACTATTGCAAGACTTAGGGCTTTGCCGTTTATTGAGCTTGTAAACACTGACGGCACCTTTGACAAAGACGGCAAACCTAATCAGATAGGTTTTGAAATGTTACTAGGGCATTTTCGGGGACATTGTGATGGTATGATTAAAGGCCTGTTACAAGCTCCAAAGACTTGGCATGTCTTCGAGCATAAAGCGAATGACAAAAAGTTTAATGAGCTGAAAAAGAATATTGCAGATAAAGGAGAGAAAGACGCTCTTTATCATACAGACAGCACATATTACGCTCAATCTCAAATATACATGCACGCTTTTGAACTGGAACGGCATTATCTCGTTTCATGTTTACCAGGTGGAAGAGATCATGTGAGCTGTAGAACAGAATACAAAAGAAGTTACGCTGAAATGTTAATTGAAAAAGCTAAAAACATTATCTTTGAAAACTGGACTATACCGGCGAAGATAAGTAATAAGAGGGAGTTCTTCAAGTGCGGATGGTGTCAGTTTAAAGGCATATGTCATGACGGCGACTTTCCAGACGTACACTGCAAAACTTGCCGTTACAGGGAATGTATTGACGGTGGTAAAAGCATGTGCCTTGCCACAGACACAATAATAGAAGATAGCCTCTTAAATTCGGGTTGTGATAAGCATATATATAATCCTTCGTTGATTAGCGGTGCTAAACTTATCGAACACCAAGACGACGGCTGCTTATATCAGGTCAGTGGTAAAGACTTTTTCTTTGCCAATACTAATCTCACGGGCTTTCCCGATGTTAAGGGCAGAGTTGACGGAATATTTACAAGTAAAGAACTTAGAGAAAATATTGTTAATATCAATGACATTACCAATCAATTTGTAAAAGAGTTTAAAGGCAGTGTAATACCGCAGGAACAAGCTAAAAAGGCTTGGGATAAAAGTAATAAGTGGGAGATATAGGCGATGACCGTAGTAACCCACAGTCAAAAAGTCAGGTGTTTTGGATGTAAGAATTTTATCGACTGTACTGAATCCGGTGATGTAAGGTGTGTGAAAGAGATCAAGAGTGTCGATAATATTGTATGTATAACGACTATCGCAGACTGTAAAAAGAAAAAATGGAGGGAAGTAAGATGACAGAGTTTGAAGCCATACAGCAAAAATATTATGAATACAGAGAAGAAGCAATACGTCACTTCGGTGGTTTAATCCCAGAAATGGAGGATTATGTTAATGCTTTGGAAGAAAGAGAAAACCTGAAATTAAGAGAATCGGAAGAACTTTTAAAGAAATATATCAGATATGTTTTTGAAGCCGAAGGATCTGATAATATTAGATATGGTAAAGATTATGGTGCAGATACCGAATTTACAGAAGAAGAATGGGAAAAACTTGAAATTTTTGCAATAGAAGTAAATGGAGAAGAGACATGGCACAAGAAAAAGCTGTAGATAAAACATACAGGCTTTTAAACTGGAATATTTTCCCGTGGGTTAAAGACTGCAATTCATGGAAAGAGATAGAATGTAAAAACAAATTGTGTATAAACAGAAGACTTAAAAATTACTTTTATGTATGCAACAAGGAGGAGTGTAGATAATGAGAACAAAAGTATATGATATAGATTCTAAAGAAAACAATCCTTTAATGGACGCAGAATTTAAAACTTTATTTTCAGAAGACATGAACACTCTTGTAGAATATAAAGATGAAAACTATTTAATTACAAAAATACAAATAGATTACAGAGAAAACTGTCAAAACATTTACATAAAGAAAATACTCGATAAAAAAACAATTTATAGATTAAAAAAGAAGCATATAATTTTTAATTTTAATTAAGAACTTGAATAAAAATTCCTTGACTTACACTTTTTAAAAACTAAACATAACGCAGCATTAAAGATAGACTCGAATGACCTTGACCGGTTGAGCTTGTCTTTAATAGGACATTTATAAAAGGCTTATTTCTTCTGTTCAGGTCAAGGCGATTTTTAATTAAATCGGGAACAGAGGGGGTAAGTCTTTTTTAATTTAAAGAGGTAATTATAATGACTACAAAAATATGCTCTAAATGCAAAGAAGAAAAAAATATAGATCAGTTTTACAGAGACAAAAACAGAAAAGATGGACATACTTATCAATGTAAAGTTTGCCGAGATTTGTATCAGGATGAGTATATAAAAAATAATAAAGATAAAAGACATAATAGAGCTAAAGCATATAATGAAAAAAATAAAGAATCAATTGCTATTCAAAAAAAAGAATACAATTTAAAAAATAAAGAAAAAAAAAGAGAAAAAAGTAAAGAATATAATGAAAGAACGGGTTATCAAAAGAAATATAGAGAAGAAAATAAAGATTATTTATCTCAATCAAATAAAGAATATAGAATTAAGAATAAAGATAAATTAAATCAAAAACAAAGAGATAAATATAATAATGATTTAGACTACAAACTTTATCAAACTATTAGAAATTTATTTAGGATTAAATTTAAAGAAAAAAATATTAAAAAAGAAAACAAATTTTTTATATATACAGGTATATCTTTTAAAGAATATTTTGAACATTTACAAAAAGATCCTTTATGGAATGAATATGATAGTAAAAATAAAAAAATACACATAGATCATATTATTCCGATATCTATATATAATTTTTTAAATGAAGAGGATATAAAAAAGTGTTGGAATCCAAAAAACTTAAGATTATTACCTTATAAAGAAAATTTAACAAAAAATAACAAGATAGATACGGATTTAATTAAAAAACATAATATAGAACATTTACTACCAGAGGGTTTTAAAATATGACTGCTATAATCCCAAGATATTATCAAAAAGAAGCCCTTGAAGCGTTTCAGGAATATACGGCTAATAATCATAATTCAAATCCCTTAATAGTGCTTCCAACTGGAACCGGAAAAGCGTACGTTCAAGCTATGATAGTAAAATGGATGCTTGAGTGGGATCATACTAAGATATTATTACTGACTCACGATCAAAATTTAGTCCAGCAAAATTATGACGAATTTACAACTCTTATGAATGATCAGCTAATAGATGCTGGCATATACTGTGCAGGGCTTAAAAGAAAAGAATATAAGAACAGAATTACCTTTGCGTCTATTCAGAGTGTTCATAAAAAAAGTTGGTCAGCTATAGGATTTAGAGATTTAATTCTTATAGATGAAGCCCACCTTTGCCCGCATAAAGATGAGGGTATATACCGAACGTTCTTAAATGAGATGAAAAAAATAAACAAGAATATTGTTATAGGGGGACTTAGTGCTACTCCGTGGCGCATGAAGGGAGGTATGCTTACAAAAGGTAAGACAAAAATATTTAATGACATTTGCTATGAGGCTACAATAGCAGAATTAATAAACCCGAATCATCCTAAAAATAAAGATAAAAAACAATATCTTTGTAATGTTATAACTCCTAAAAAAGCAATGAAAAGTAAGGTAGATTTATTCGGTGTTCATATCAGGGCTGGGGAATATGCTCTTGATGAACTTGATATTGCCTTTAATAAAGATGATCTTGTAGAACGCAGCGTAAAAGAAATTATTGAATATACTCAGGATAGAAAACATGTTCTTATATTCTCTGTAAGTATTGAACACTGTGAAAGAATAGCAGAAGCATTTAATAAATTTGGTCAGGTTGTTGATTTTGTTCATAGCAAAAGAACCGATATTGAAAATCAACGGGCTTTATCTGATTTTAAAACAGGTAAAATAAAATATCTTGTAAATGTTGACAAGTTAACTACCGGATTTAATCAAAAGAATATTGACTGTATTGCTGTTTTAAGAAGCACAAAAAGTACGGGATTATATGTTCAAATTATAGGAAGAGGAACAAGAATAGATCCGTCAAAAGAAGATTGTTTAATTTTAGATTTTGGCAATTTGATAACAACTCATGGACCGATAGATAAGATCGAAATAAGAGAGGGTAAAGATGGCAATACTGAGATCGGCACTATGCCCGAAAAGACTTGTCCAGTTTGCGAATCACTAATGGCTCTTGCCGTCATGGAATGCCCTGACTGTGGATATATTTTTCCTGAACGTGATAAGCATGAGGATAAAGCAAGCGAAGCCGATATAATAAGTAAGTGGAAAAAACCCGTTATTTATGACGTGAGCTATGTCGATTATCAGGTTCATAGTAAAGCCGGTAGTCCGGATTGTTTAAGAGTTAAGTATTATGTAAGTGATTTACTTCATTATGATGAGTATGTTTGCCCTTTACATCAGGGATTTGCACAAAAAAAGGCGAAAAGGTGGTTAGATCAAAGACTTCCAGTAGAAAGGCTTGACGAACCGCTTTACAGTATAGAAGATATTGTTAAAAACAGGGATAAAATTGAGAAGCCCGTTCAAATTCTTGTAGATACTAACGGGAAATATCCGCAAATTACAGGTTTTCTCTTTCAAAAAATAGAACAACAGGAGACAGAAAATGTCAGAACCGAAGCCACAATTTGAAATAACACCTGAACTTATAGAAAAACTGAATCGGATTTATAACTATTTTGAGGGGAGGAGTAACAAGCTTGAAAAGCTCTTTGAAGAGTGTGGAGAGTATAGAGACAGGTATATTCTCAACGGTATGAGTACAATTCTTGAACCTAAGATAGTTACAGAAATATGTGATAATATAAGCTGTAATTTGCAATTGCTTTATAATGAAGAAGTGATTCAAGACGGCTTGATAAAGGTAATTGATAAAGCTCTTGCGAAGATAGAAAAAGGAGATTACGAATGACCTGTTCAAAATGTAAGAAAAAAATGGTAAGAGACACAAGTTCTAATCTTAATACAGCACTTGCAAAGCTATGGGTTTGTAGCTGTGGACACAGGGTTTTAGAGGAGACTGATAAATGATTGAACTTAATAAAATAATACATGCCGACTGTAATGATATAATGGCAACTATACCGGATAAATTTTTCGAGTTGGCTATTGTTGATCCACCGTATGGGATAATGAACAAGACAAAAAGAGGGACTCAGCGTAGCCCTCATAAATATAAAATACGTGCTGAAAAATGGGACAATAAACCAGACAATAAGTATTTTAATGAATTGAAAAGAATAAGCGTAAATCAAATTATTTGTGGATATAATTATTTTGCGGATATATTAGGCAATTGCCAAGCGTTTATTTTTTGGTATAAAAGACAACCAATAAAAAACTATTCAGATGGTGAATTGATTTATACAAGTTTTACGGATAGACAAGCAGTGCACTACGATTACACATATTACGGAAATATAAATTCTGACAAGCAAAGATTTCACCCCACTCAAAAACCCGTTGCCTTATATCGTTGGCTATTACAAAACTATGCAAAAACCGGAGACAAGATTATTGATACTCATTCCGGAAGTGGTTCGCTTGCCTGTGCTTGTCATTTAGAAAAATTTAATTTTCTTGCAATTGAAAAAGATGAAGATTATTATAAATCATCATGTGAGCGATTAGAAACTTTAAGAAGTCAGGGAACATTATTTTAGCTTCTGGTCACTCTGCGGTCTACTAACACACAACTTGACCGCAGAGCTTTTTTATATATATAAATGAAATGGAGATTTCAATGAAAAGGTTATTTTTATGAAGAGAGAGTTAATAGATAAGTACGTTGATCAGGGCTTTAAAATATTTCCGTGTAATGCAAATAAAACGCCAGCGAACAGTAAAGGTTTTCTCGAAGCACACGATGATAAAGAATTATTATATAAGCAATTTTTTAGAGATACATTTTTAATAGGATTGCCTTGCGGAGATGTTAATGGTATAGTCATCATTGACATAGACATAAAAGACGGTAGAAGCGTTGACGATTTAAAAGAAGAGCTTAAGACTTACGGGGAATTTCCCCCTACTTTTGAAGTTGAGACAATGAGTGGGGGCAGGCATTTATATTACAAAGTAAATAGTACAAGGCTTAGATCTGCTGTCAGATTTTTTGATAAGACCTTACCCGTTGATATCAGAGCAAATGGAGGATATTGTGTAACTTTTGACTACAGGCAATACTTCCCCCTCGATTGCGAAGACGATAGTGATGTTAAAAGTCTTATGGCTGAATTACCGGAATGGGTTGAAAACTATAAAAAGCCTAGTGAGTATTCAGATACAAAACCCGTTGAAAAACAACTGCAATTATTACCGGCTTCAGAAGTCAGAGAAATACGCTCAGCTCTTTGTTTTTTAGATGCAGATGATAGGGATTTATGGGTAAGAATAGGACATGCTTGCAAAAGTACGGAGACCGAACAGGCTAAAGGCTTATGGCTTGAATGGAGTATGAAGTCAGAGAAGTTTGATCCGGTTGATAGCGAACAGAAATGGAAAAGCTTTGAACCTCATGATATTACAATAGCCAGTGTTTTTGGATATGCCAAGCAAAAAGGGTGGGTAACTACCTATACAAGTACAGACAATAACGCCTTTGAAACTCTTACACCAGAGCAAATAGAGGCAAGAATAAACCTGCCAAAGTCTTACGAAAAGAAGAAATTTCCTACTGAACTGCTAAAACCTCCTGGATATGTGGGCGAAGTCATGGAATATATGAACTCTCAGGCAATACAGGATCAACCCATACTTCATCTTGCTGCAGCTCTAACCTTTACCGGTGCAGTTCTGGGGCGTAAGGTCCGGACCGAAAAGAACGCTCGTACTAATATTTATTGTGTGGGGTTGGGTGAAAGCGGTTGCGGAAAAGACAATGCAAGGCAGTGTATAAAGGAAATTGTATATTGCTGCAATGATCCTATGATGGCTGGACTTGCTACGGTTGAAACTCTTGCGAGTGATGCAGCGGTTTATAACGCTCTTTATGCCTTTCCGAGTCCGATATTCTTACTTGATGAGATAGGCAGATTTTTGCAGACTACAAACTCAGCTCAAAACAGTCACTTACACGGCGTTGTTGACGTATTCTTAAAAGCTTATAGCAGTGCGAGAACGTCAATGCCTGGTAAGAATTATGCAGATACAAAGCGTAATATTTCAATTAATAATCCGAATCTTTGTATTTATGGTACAGCTACCCCTGATCAGTTTTATGAATCACTGACTAAAAAGAGTATCGAGGAAGGACTTGTTGCGAGGATGCTTATCTTTGAAAGCGAAAATCCTTTTCCCGATACTAATGATGATATTGAAATTATGAAACCATCAGGAACTTTAATTGAGAATACACGGGCTTTATTTCACAGACCAACTAATTGTGATCCGAAAGGCAATTTAAGCGGTACCGAAGTAGTGAATCCGTTGATAATACCATACACAAAAGAAGCAAAGGCTATGGTTAAAGACTTCAATAAAGAGATTCAGATGTTAAGACAAAAGCTTGAATCTGAGAATAAAATTCATAGCATTTACAACAGATGTGGTCTTATTTGTGAACAGATAGCTCTTATCCTTGCCTGCGGTTGTGCAATAGGTGAAGAACGCCCAATTATTAAACCCGAACACGTTGATTATGGAAGAAATCTAACACGTCATATATTTGATAATCTGCATTATGATGCAGAAAACCGAATCAGTTCAAGCTCTCAGGAAAAGAATGTTAAAGACGTACTCCGAGAGATAAGAAAGCACGGTAAAATACTGAATAAAGATCTTGTTAAAAAGTTCCACCACTTGAAAAGCAATGAGAGAAAAGATGTTATGGAAACTCTTCTTAATTCAGAACTTGTAGAAGAACACATTGAAATTACAGCAGATAATAAAAGGAAAAAGGTGTTTATAGCGGTTTAATAAAAAGTAAAATTTTTTCTTTTAAAAGTAAAAAAATTTATTGACATATTTATTATGTGAGACATATATTTAATCAGGAGGACAACAAATGCAATTTTATATTATAGATGCTGAGTCTTGGCAGAACGCTAAAATACTTCCTGACTATTGTTTGAAGCGAGTCAATATCAGAGAGGGGTGGCAGATACTTAGCGATTGCGGTCATGCTCTTGGCTTGTCATGGACTGGACAAAACAAAGAATATAGTCGTTATCATCCAAACACATGGCGGTATTGGAAAAACAGCACTGCTTTCTATAATTTTGTCGATCATTATATCGCTTGTTTAAGTCAGTACAGAGATAGATACGGTGATGATAAAACATATAATACTTACCGTGAAAAGCTAAAATGCTTTGTAAACGAAGCTCTTTATCTTGCCAAAGTACCGGATCTAAGCGAAGAAGAGCATATAATAAGTTATTTGAGTAAGCGTAAGAATAAGCACCTAACAACAACAGATTATGCGAGGATATGTAATGGATAATGTAAGAGACTGTAATCAATATCAAAAAGAAGCCTTATCCCGATTCTGGAATGAAATAAAAAACAAGAGTAGTGAAAACGATATAAAATATAATTTTAAAACTACTAATCCTAAAACTATTGAACTAACAAAAGACCAGTACAGGGTACATGAAGATGATAAAAATAAGTGATTTAGAAAAAATATCTGATAATCTCGAACTTATGGGCTATGGCGTTGAAAAAACAAGTCAGGTGTTTATTTACAGAAAAGAAAATAATAGATTCGATGTTGATCTTGATATTCAAGATATCCGGTTTTTTACAAAGTCTAAAAAATGGAAGCTGCAGAAAACTTTTACACTTCCAGAGTTTGCGCTTGAGTCTACGAGTTGGATTAAAAAGCATAAGATAAGGGAATAACTGACAAAATAGGGATTATGACAGTAAAGGGGAAGTAATAAGGCAGTAATAAAGACATAATGATTATTTAGTTAGGAGTATAAAATGAACAATAGATTTGAGAAAGAAATTATCAGGATGAAAGAAATGGCTGATAGGATAGGTTTTACTATTATATTACCAAAGGAGAAAGAAATGGAAAACCCATGTTGTTCACATTCTAAAGTTGTATTAAAAACAGTTGGCATTGGTGGAGGGGCTATGAGAAACACATGGCAGTGCGAAACGTGTGGCACTCCTTTTAAACCAGAGGAGAGGGAAATGGAAAAACAAAAGTTTCAGTTTGAGAGTGAAGAACAAGCAAGATGGTTTCTATGGAATTGTGTATATTTAAAGGCATCAGATAAAGACTTTACCGACATAGTTGATATTGAATGTTCTATAAGAGAAATGAGGCAAAATGGAGTTATCCGAAAATCAGAACTTGAAACACTGGTTGAGGAAGCGGGAGAGATGTATAGACGTTGGCAAAAATTGGCACATGATGATACATTAGATATAAATTTTCAGTTAATAGTTAAATTACAAAATGCTTTTCAAGCATTGATAAAAGAAAACGAGAGGTTGAAGAAATGACACTAACAATAATAACAATATCAGCTATAGTTTTATTCTGGAAAATATGCAGTGACGATGTTTTTAGTTTATCAAGTAAGGAGGATTAAGTGACATGAAGACAGAAATAACGATTTGCGATAGATGCGGAAGAGAGTTAAATAAAGTTGATACTGGATCTTTGAATGGAAAAGGTAAATTGTATTTTGCGTACTCAGTCGGTAGTCACGGAGGTGGATCTGGTAGGGAGATAGATATTCCGGATTTATGTGTGGAATGTACGGTATCAATAAGAAAAAAAATAGATGAATGGAAAATAATTAAACCAGAAGAGAGGTGAAGGGGATGAAAGTAATAGGGATATTGTTTTTAATATTATTTTTGATAGTTTCGATAACAGGGTTGTGTCTATTATATATAGTAGCTTATAACTTAAAGCAAGTTGCTTCAACTCATGTAAAGATTTATAATGATTATAAGAAAAATAGATAATATCACTTAAGTGCCATTTTGTGATATACAAAAAGCCTTGTATTCGGCTCATATAAGCGTCAGAACGGACGATATAAGGCTTTAAAAATAATAATATCAGGGATCTTGTTTTAAAAAATGCAAAGCCGTATAAACTAAATAGAAAGGAGAATAATATGAAAAATGTAGAAATGGAAGTAAAAGGCGACATACTCACTATAGTAGTCGATCTTTCAAAAAACTATGGAGAATCATCTTCGGGTAAAAGTATAATCATAGCCAGCACAGAGGGGAATCAATCAGTTCCAGGTGACTCAGGTTTTAAAATAGGATTGAATATTTATAGTTCTATTAAGGGGTCAATTTATCAAACTAATATAAAAAAAGAGATAACCGATGATCTTAACCCGATCAAGTAAAACGCACGGCACTCACGAAGTCTTAGTCGATGACGAGGACTTGCATTTACTACAGGGCTGGGGACTTTATATTGTAAAGCACAGGATATTTTTTGCCAGGCTTTACAGGTATGAGAACGGTGTACTTATTCAGAAATACTTGCATCATATCATATTAAATTCCAGTAAAGACGATTATACGGACTTTATTAACGGTAACGCTCTGGATTGTAGAAGACAGAATCTTAAAAAACAGACTCATGCTGACTTAATGGAAAAAGCACGAAAGTCTTATCAGGAAAAAAGAACCGGACACCGGAGAAAGCATTATTCGGAAGCTGATTATACGGGTAAGTATAAAAACGTATATTATCAGAAAAACCTGGATAAATTTACGTCAAAGATTACGGTAAATCGGAGGCGAATACATCTTGGTACTTTTGAAACAGAAAGACTTGCTGCTCTTGCGTATAATAAAGCTGCCAGGCTTTATTTCGGCGAAACCGCTGTATTATTAAGTATTGGAGAAGAAAATGAGTAAAACAAGCATAACTATAAGGCAATGGCGAATAGAACGGCGAAGCGGTAGACACTGCCTTGTAGGTGAAGTCGTAAGACATCCCAGACTTATTGAAGATGAAACTGAAAAAGAAATTCTATGGAGAAAATTAACACCTGTAGAGTGCGAGAGATTACAAACTGTTCCAGATAATTACACCAACTATGTTTCAAATTCTCAGAGATACCAGATGTTAGGCAATGGGTGGACCATTGAGGTTATAAAACACATATTCAGTTTCATAAAAAGTTAAAAATTTTTACTTTAGTTCTTGACATTTCAAACCAATAATATTAATGTATTTTTAATAAAAAGTGAGAGGTAAATATGTCAAATCAATTCAGAGAATACAAACAGCCTGATCCGTTCAGTTTCGGCACTACGGCAAGATTACAGCAGCAGATTAAAGCTGAAAAAGAGAGCGAGAAAAGAGAGCAGGAGGAAAAAGATGAAAGAATTTAAAATGAGAGTACCGGAAGATGAAGAAATGGTAGGACAAATTGTAGATAAACTATCTTTTCTTATTAAAAGTGGATATCGTTCATCTTTTCCGAAGTCTGGAATAATGAAATATCTATATTTTTATGATCAAAGATTTGATTCTAAAAGCTTTAATCTATATTATGATACTTGCGGTTTTAAAGAAATAGACTTCGACACTTTCATGTGTTTAAAAAGAGTCGGCGAAATGCTTATTGTCGATGTTGAACTTGCTGAAAAAAGATGGGCAGAGCAGGGAAAAGGAACGCCATACATTCAAATATCGGGTAGAATTGATATAAAATTCGACCAATACGCTGAATTTGATAAAATAGTCGGTGAAGCTGCGAAGATATACAGAGAAAAAAACGCTGATTACGGCGATAGTTTCGCCAGATCAATTCAAAAACGAGGATTTGTCGCAGCTCTTACACGCATAGAGGATAAATTTCAGAGATTCGATAATATCGTCAGCACGGGTAAAATAGAAGTAAAATCAGAATCATCAGAGGACACTTTATTAGATATGGCAAATTACTGCATAATGACCGCTATTGAGATCAGAAGACAAAATTTTGAAAAAAAAATATATAGTTCTCAAGTAGGTTAGCCGATAATAAAATAAAAAGGATGGTTTTGTTATGAGTGAAAAAATGTATAGAGAAGAAGATGAAGTTATTGTATGTAAGCAGTGTCACGCCGTTGTAAGTGTGGGTTTTAACATTCTCATGGAAGAAGAGTATATCAGTTTTAAAGATAAATGTATTAACCAAAGCCTGTGTCCGTCTTGCATGAAAAAAAGCCGTGCTAATGCCATAATAGACATTGACAGCATACTTCTTGAAACCGCTAAAAACATGATTGCAGTGGGGGCGATATGAGCGATAGAGAACTAATTCTTGAATCTGAGCTTGAACACGCACGGGAAATGATAGGTGATCTTAAAAACTGTGCAAATTGTATTAAATTCAGAAAAGTACCGTGTCTTTTGAAGGATCCTAAACGGGTTTGCTCAGAACACAAATGGGACCGATACGAAAGACGGGAGAAGAGCTATGATTAGAACTATATTTGCAGGATTATGGTTATGGAGTATAATATATGTTTTAAAATCAGACTCTTTTCAGTCCTGGATTATTTTTGCAGTTACAACACTTATTTTTACCATATTAGTTTTATTAAAGGAATATATCAATGATAAAAACGAGAATTTGTCCGGAACCAAATTGTAATAGAGAACCTGAAAAGAATTGTATTTACTGCTCTGAGTGTGCAGAAATAAACAGACAATTATCTCTTGATATTGCAAGACATAATTACTTAAACA